TGTATTCCAGTCTTTCATGTACATGGTAGCTTCAATCATGCAACCAGCAAACAGTGCATCATAGCAGTATTCACTAAAATAATTGGAAGTTGTTACACTTGTTCCTGTTGCAGAAGCAAGTGCCAGCGGCTGTGATTGTGTTTGAATTTCTACTGTTAGTGCAGATACCGGAGTAGGAACAATTCTGATACTTGAATTATTTCGTCTTGAATAATATCTGGGAGTTCCTGTGGATGCACTTACAGGCCAGTAATCATTAACATATTCTGTAGTTCTCTGTAGAAGATTGGTCGTACTTGTTCCGCTGCTAACTACATAGTTAACATTACGAACAATACGTGTTCTATCATTTAAAGAAACTGTTCCAGCATTACCAGATGATACTGAAATATTTGTAAATTCATCCAGTCCTACATCATCCAGATCCCTGATCATACGAAATTCTGTTCGCTTGACAAAAGCGGAAACCTGAGTAGCAAACTCCGTAGAGTCATTCTCTGTCGTATTGACAAGATCTGTCTTTAAATAAGCATAATCAGGCATGACTAGCCTAGCATTGCAGTAAGAACACAACCATCTGTAGGACCAGATACACTGACTACACCATAAACAGCTACACCAAGTTCTCCAATATAAATATCGCTGGCTTCATTTGCAGCTACCTGAAATTTAATTGCAGTACCTTCTGCCGTTTTGTTTGTGATCTGTCTCTGTCCCTTAATTGAATAGGAGCCAGCAGCAGTTGCCAGTGCATGTATTGCTATGATACGTGTGGTACTTGGAAGATTGGCATCAGCCGTTCCATTGCTTCCTACCGTTGTATCATCGTCTACATATGTAAGTACGGCATCCCCTGTAGCTATCGCAACTTTAATATTTGTTGACATGATATCTCCTTGTCAGTAAAGAGAGAGTGGCATTACACCACCCTCTCTCACCAGGTTGTTAGCCAGCGCTTCCGAAGAAACCACGCCAGTCAGAAACACCGAAGCTATAACGCTCCCGTGCCTTGAATCGCAGGTTTCCTGTATCGAAGTCAGGCTCCATCTTGGTCTGAAGTGGCGAACGAACAAACATTTTCGTTCCATTCGGCACATCGGTTTTCACAAACCATGCATCTGTATCGGTCAGACGCCGGTTAATGAAATAACCTTCAGGAACCATACCCATATGACGAACTGCATTAATGGCATTCGTATTTGGATTGGCATCGGCTGCACTCGTCTGAGTGTTGCCAGGGCTGCTCAAAACACGGTCTGCCACTGCCCAGTAGTCAACCGGGATATGGAGAGAAACCGCAGATGCACCTACCAGAATACCACGATCATCCTTGATCTTCTGAATAGATGTAAGTGCTGTTTCCAGGGTTGATTCTGCCAGATCAGACGCAGCCAGAAGGTTGGACTGATTACCGTCAGAAATTGTCGGATGTGCGGCAGAGAAGAAAGCAGCACTATCGCCAATGGTATCAGAGAAACCATTATTGAAAATATTTGCTCCTTTAACCTGTTTGGTGTTCGCCATTGCACGGGCAAGACCTTTTGCACGCAGTTTGGCAAACGTATCATACAGGTTGTCTTCCATTGCTTCTTCAGTGACAGCAAAAGCAAGCGCCACAGTTTCCGCTGTGTAGCGGGCTGTATAGCTTTCCTGTGCATCATCGTAAGAAACAGCGGCTCCTTCACCTTTCGTGGGGGCGGTACCGAAACCAGTGAAGAGGACTTCTTCCTCAAACGCCCTATCCGAGTTCTCTATTTCATAAAGAGGCTCATGCTCATTATTTACCTCTCCATACTCCATTCCAAATACGGCGTTAAGACCGGGAAGGAGTTCTTTGCTAATACTAGCTCTATTAATAGCCATAATAAATCCTCCCTATTAAGCCGTTGAAGCTGTTGCAGTTACGTAACGGTCACGATGCTGGTTAATCCAGACTTCGACAATTGGATAGGCATCCGAATCCTTTTCATCAGGATACTTAGCTTTACCAATTACCCGTACCGCTGCCGTAGCTTCAGTTCCAGATGCGCCATCAAGGTAGTAACTAGACTGACCTGTAACGGTGCTACCAGAACTTGCAGTGGAGCTTACTGTTACGTTATAGTTCTTGACAATTGCCAACTCTGCTGCTGACAATGACAAGGACGCCTGTATGTAATAGGTCTGATCTGGATCAGTTATTACAAAGAATTTAATATCCGTGGCACTTGTTCCACCGTTCCAGTAACGGGCGAACTTCTGCTCTCCATTTTCCACATACTGACAGCCCATGAAAACACCAGAGGCTTTTAGAGTTGCAGCAATGTAAGGTGATATGGTTGCAAAGTTTGCACCCGGCATAACGACGGGATCACCAGTGAAAATGTTATTACTCGGTGATTGCGCCTGCCCCGTTGAGGTAAGCGTAATCATGTCTGTAACGGCCTCATTATTATAGTTGCCGCCTTTCTTACGAGCAGGAATGAAACCACGAAATGCTTTAGTAGTAGACATGTTTCATCTCCTTGTTAATATAGGAGCTAGTCCTGAAAACTAGGTACTCGCCCCTTGGTTGTTACAGAACGACTCGAATTTGTAATGGGCATTCTGGAATCAGAACTCTTCATCAATTGTGCGTTTACTGCATCCATCTGATCGTTAGCTTTCTGTTCATAGAACTTCCTTCGAGAGTTCACTTTACCGGCTGGCATTTTAACCAGGGCCACATCTCCACGACAAACTGCACCCTGATACCTGCCTTCATCCCGCACGAAGGATGTGAGAGCCATTTCTGGAACTTCATCTGGAGATACGAATTCCCATCCAAGCTGTAGTTTCTTGCCTACATTTCCGATGTCGTCCTGACCTTTAATGGAGATGCGTATCCAACGAAGCGCCAGTCCATCATTATCAAATCGTGCTTCCACACTATCTGGAATAGTCAGCGCATTAGGTTCTTCAAAGGTCCAATTCTCTTCTCTAAGATTCTGTTCTCTTAATGTCTCGCTACGTGTCTCATTTCGTGTTGTCATATTTCGTTCCTCCACGTCTCTAGTTTACAGTCGTATACTCACCGTCAGCCTGTGTAACTTTAAGCTTTTCGGCGGCATACTGTTCAAGTGGGATATTCCATTTCTGAGCCAGTCTCACATCTTCTTTTGAGAGCTTGACTTTTCTGCTGGAAGACGGGGACGAGCGTGAAGACCCCGATACCACTTGAGCAGGTTGTGACGTATTTGAAGCAACTTCTGCTTCAGTTTCCTGCACACGTTCATAATTTTGAGGGAAAGCATTTTGTAGCCTTCTGTCAACTTCGTTATAAAATTCTTCATCATCAGGACTATAACCTTCTCCTTTTAACTCTGCATCGATTGCCAGTGCAGCAGCCGTTCTAATTGTGTCTTTACCAAACCAGTCATTATCTGAAGCCCAGTTATTTGCTCTGGGATCGTAAGCTGGTGAACGGGCCTGTACTGGTGCTGCCTGTTCCTGTACTGGAACTTCCTCATAATTCAGTTTGGCAGAACCAACAGTTTTCAGATCCGCCTGTGCATCATTCAGAGATTCCTGTGCCTGAAGAAGCTTTTCCTTGTTTCCTTCTTCAAATGCTTCCAGATAAACCTGTCGAGCCAGTTCAACCTTGTCAGTAAGCTGTTTTTCCGAGGCATCCAGACTAAGTTTATTTACATTATACAGTTCCTGATCTTTTTTTCCAAGGGTATGTGTCAGAGATTCATTCTGATCTATCAGTGACTGAATCTGTTCATCACGTTCCTTTCGCTGTCTGATAAGCTGACGTATTCTTTTTTCAGCACCCTTGGTTTCTATACCTTCCAGTTCCTTTGGAGTTTCTTCTTTCTGGGAAACTTCCTGTTCTGGAGAAGCAGTTTCTTCCGGGCTGCTCTGAACTTCTTCTTCTACTTCGTATTCAACCTGATCCGAATCTTCTGCTGATTCAGGAATCTCAATTTCATTCCACTCTTCTTTTTCACTCATGTTACTCTCCGTTGTTAACGACACAAACGATTTACGTTTATTTATGGTACTATTATAACATATTTTTTCCAGTTTCCCAAATCAGGAAGATCCTTTTCCCAGATTAAAGGTTGGATCAAGGTCTTTTGGATCTTCAACTTTCATGATAATCTGATCATCAAAGAGAAGAATCAGGCGTACACCCTTGTAAAAAAGCTTTGTTCCTGCATGTTTTCCATAACATACATAGTCACCTACATTACACCAAGCACCACTTGGAAACTTGTCCTTGTCCATATAGGCAAGATCGCCCAGAGCAAGTACATGTGCCACTGTAGTCAGATAGGACATGTCATCCCTGGTTGAATCTGGTATGAATATACCGCCTTTGGTTACACTTTTTACCGATACGGGGCGAACCAGTACATGAAATCCCGGAAGATCGGGAAGCGGATTGGGATCTGGAGATTCTTCCAGGTCTGTAATCCACATATCATTCTTGATTGCACCACCTAAATCCACCTGTTGCATACTATCCTTCATCCTCTCTGTACATGCGTTTTTTAATAATGTCTGTTAAGTTATCTCTGGCCCATTCTATTCCAGATATGGAACCAACTACCTGCCGATAATGAGCATAATCTTCTGCCAGACCACTACTGAGAGTAAGCCTGAGATTATTTATTTCCGTATTATACTCACTTACCACTTCATCCCAGATATCCATACCTAGTCGTACATGGAACTCTTGCGACTACGTTTTTTGGGATCGGGCATCTTAAAGGAAGAATCCTCAAATTTACCCAGTGAAGACCGCATTGATCGTGGTCCCCATACAGCAGGTTCTTTAAAGGGATCTCCAAAACTTTTATCGGTATCCTTCACATGATCAGGATAACCTTTACCTTTCTGCATCATTTTTCATCTCCTTCTGTTGTGCAATAGCCATCTTGACAAGGGCATCAAGACCCTTTATATCAAGTTCTTTATTGTCTTTGGTCTGTGAATCAAACATATCTTTCAGGACGTTCATAACTTCTTTTTCGTCTTCCTTGTTCATCTTGAATTCTTCTATGGCAGCTTTACCCATAATCTCTATTTCTTTTATTCTTTCCTTGCTGCTTCGATCTGCTTCAGATTTCTCCCGTTTGAAGTTATCAGTAGAACCTGTTTTGAGCATACCAATAATCTGTTCATTTTCTTCAAGTTCAAGTTTCTTGTTCTTCAGTTCAAGCTCGGCTGCATTTGTCATGGTATCTGACTGAAGTTTCTGTTTCTCCAGTTCAACCTTGGCCTGTTCAAGCGAAACAAGCTGCTGTTCGGGAGACTGTGCCTGTCCCATTGCCTGATTGGCATTCATGACCTGTTGGGCTGCTTCAGCCATTGCCATCTCTACTGCTGATGGATCTTTAGCTGCCTGTGGATTCTGCTGCATCATCTGCTGGGTAATACCACTCATCTGCTCCTGATACTTCATTACAGAATGTTCCTGTATGTTAGCCTGTAATATGGGAGCTATTCTTTGCATAACAGGATT